GGACGTGCACACGACCAGTCCGCAGGTGTGCAGAAGCGCCTTGTACTCGTCGTCCGGGATCACCTCGGCACGCACCGTGATCTTCGACTTGATACCCTCGGGAATGTCGCCGATCGGGACGGCGGAGGGAACGTGAACGATCGTCAGATGAGGAAGAGCCTCGTAGGCGGTGGGATTCTGCAACAGAATGCGGGAATAGGCCTGGAGAATGGGCTTGGGGTGGCGCCAGACGTTCTTGCCGACCGGCACAATACCCTTGGTGCGATCCTTGCTCCCCAGCTCAGGATAGGTCTTGTCGATCGAGGTCCACGACACGTACTTGACGTTCGGTGTCCACTGCAAAAACACCTTCTCTGCCTCGCGCGTCTTCACCCAGATCTCGTCCACCATCGTGGCGTACGGCTGCCAGGTCCGGTACGTCCACTCGGGATTCGGAATCCAGATGTTCTTGCCCGCATACGCAAACATGGCCGGATTGATAACCTCAATAAAGAAGTTGACCTCCGCCTGGGGACAGGACGGAAAGCGATGGGGAACGTGTCGAACTTCCGCGTCCTTTCCCACAACATGGGCCACTAAGCCGTGAAGAATGGAGACGTCTTGCGAGACGCCCGTATTCTTGCCGAAACTACCAATAAAATTGACTCTCATTATCTTACCTCGTGTTCCGTTTCGTAAATGTCTTACGCGGATGCTTGCGAACCGTGCGGCGCTTGAGATTCATTCGACGCCATGAGTCGATATCGCGAGGCGCACAGGGCGTTAAAGCAACGGCCCGATCGCGAAACCATTCGGGCGTACCGACAGACAGAAAGGGCACCGACGTTGCATTTTCATGATCCGCGAACTCCTGCGTGAGGTGGAAGCACTTATTATACATTCGTTCGTCGCCGTATCCAAACAGATTGTCCGTTGGATCAACACAGTACTTGTGATCATCGACGCGCATCGTCTTGCCGTCCCAACGCAGGCCGTCGATAGGGCGGTACATGCCCCACGAGGGTTCCCACAAGTACCATCGAGACCCCTCATGCAGAAACACACGATCTCCGAAGCGGATCATTGGGATTAACACAGAAGTTAGGGAGAAAAACCAGACGAGTACATAATGAGCGGGTGCGTTTATCGCATTTATAACGTTGAAAACGGGAAGTGCTACATAGGACAGACGCGATTTGCGAACCCAATGCGACGGTTTTCTATACATCTTAATGCTAGTCGGAAAGGTTCTACTTATGCAATCCACGCCGCTCTACGCAAATATCCCATCGAGGCATTTAGGATTGAAGTTCTATGCGTCGTTCCATATTTATCATTGAACAATATGGAAGCTTACTTTGCAGAACAGTATTCGTCTTATGTTTGGGATTCACCATGTGGATATAACATGGTCTGGTGTGGAGGAAGCAGAGTAGCCCGATGCGGTATCAAAATGTCCGATTCGACAAAAACAGCCCTCACAATGAGTCGGATTGGAAGCAAACATACAGACGCGTCGAAACAACGAATGTCGGATGCCCTTAAAGGACGGGTGCTCTCGCCGCAAACGATCGCAAAGAGTGCAGCATCGAGGGCCGGTCGAAAGTTATCCGTTGAGACAAAGGCTAAGATATCCGAGAAAGCTCGTGGACGAATTATCGGTCCCGATCAACGTGCGAAGATATCTGCATCGTTGACGGGCCGCGAAGGACATGAACACTCAGAAGAGACCCGGGTGAAAATGTCGGAAAGGATGATTGGAAACAAATTAAGCGATGAAAGTATTGCCAAAATGATAGCAACGAAGAAGGCACGGTTACAGAAATGACTTGAGTTCCCCGGTCCGCGTGCCAAAGATGTGCGTATCAATCGAGCGAGCAATCGGCTCCGGGAAGTCGAGGATGTCCTTGCGGAAGCGCTTGTAGGCCACGATCTCCACCATGATGCGGTTCGACGAGTAGGCGATGACACGCTGGTTCAGTTCATCTAGCTCCGTCGCCACATTGTCGGGGTCGTTCATGCCGTACTGAAGGTAGTAGCTGCGCATGATCAGACTCAGATCGGCATCACTCTGAGGGCTGAGATCGTACTCACCCTTGCTCATTTCCAGCACCGCGTCGTGAATCTTCTGCTGGAGATTCGCCTTGTTGCTCTCGCTGAAGAACACAGTGTTCAGAGGCGTATTGTTGTGGCGGTACTGGATCTGCTCGGCAACCAGCTGCGGGACCATCTGGGGTTCGTCCTGGGCATACAGCGTGCCTCGAGGAATCGGCAACTTCTCCTCGCTGTCCGACAGCGGAAGACGTCCCGTGTGCTTGGGGGCGTTGGGGATGGCCGTCCCCGTATAAAAGTCAGCCAGGCTGTTCACCCAGTATTGCACCAAGGATGACATTTGTGTAGAGGGAGGAAATTACTGTGTAATATGTCCGCCAAGAGCACCCGTGTCGGGCTCGAGGCAGGTGAGCTCCAGGGTGTAGGTGGGCTGAAGGGAAATGTTCAAGAAGGGAAGGTAGGCGACTGTCTGCACGGGGTTGGTATTGTACTGAATCGGAAAGGAGAAGACGTTGAAGTTTCCACCATCTGCAGCCCCAGGATATGTCGCAACGACATCGCCGGTCGCGTTGGATGTCAAAAAGTTGGGAATCAGGAAACCGTTGAAGGAGGTCGTGTATGACGTTGTTCGGACATTCGAGCCTGCCCGAGCAATAAAGCTACCGGTCGTCGGATCGAGCACGTAGTCCAAGAGCTGCAAGACAGGGAACGAGCTCAGAGACAGTGCCTTCGCGGTAGAGACCTTGTCGGCTATCGACGAAACAAGAGGAGCCTTCACGACATTCGACAACGATGGAGCATCAAACACCACGCGATCTCCTACACGCAGTTCGTTGCTGCTAAAGTACTGCGAGGCGCCGGTGAAACACTTCAAAAACAAGGCATTCGAGTCTGTCTGGAGCAAGACCACATTCAGTCCGTCATTCTGGGAGAAGGGCAACCCAATCGGATCGGTGATTGACACGCGGAGTTGCTGGAGAGAGGTGATGGGGCTCTGGAAGACCATCACCTCGTCATTCCATGGCTCGTAGTCATAGTGCTGCACGCCGACATCGATGGCGAAGTTGGTCTGTGTGCGTGTTCTTTGCGTCATCACGGAGAAGGCGCGACGCATGGCCTCGTTGCCACCCACGTACTTGCCCGGATATTCGTTGAGATTGAACAGCAGGTACGGATAGGTCGCGAAGGTCGAGTAAGACTTGCCAACAACGTTTGACTGGATAGTTCCGCCCGGGCCATAGATCGCATCGGGATTCGCGACAGGATTCGTCGGACTGAGAAGAACGGGAATATTCAAGAACTGGCGCTGGGGCAGCAATGCACGCACCAAGCGAATGGACTGGACGTTAGAGGGTGAAAACACACTGCCAAACCCAAGACCGGAGGGATTGATGGTGTAGCCCGTGTCGTAGGCTAAAAAGTTTCCCTTGGGCAGGGAGGAGTTGTATGCAGGAAACGGCCTAGAGGTTCCGGGGAGGTACCAGCCAGTCGTATTGGGCCGGCCCGGTTGAGTATTGAGGATTCCATTCGAGTCCGTTCCAAAGGTGGGAACGAAGGTGTTGTTTGTGTACACAGGTGGAGAGTAGCCGTTCAAGGACTGGCTACCGAAACTATAGACAAGATTGCTATACGGATTGGGCTGAAGAACCCAGTTGCGTTGGGAGGTGTCGATGACGACATAATGCTTGACAGGGCGGGTGGTCGGAACAGCCTGTACGGCGTTTGCGTCATTGCGAGAACCAATATCGGTGGTTGCAAATCGAATATCACCCTGGAATCGAATACCTGCCCGCGCGCTCGTCGGGGCAACGGGTGGAGGTTGGACATAGGCATTCACAGACGATCGGTCTGTGGCGCGAAGAATGGCGTTGTAATCCATACTGTTGTTATTTAGACCGACTCTAAATCAGCGAGCCACAGTGCACGCGCCGTCGTTGCACGCAGAGTCTGCAGTCGGTTCAGGACAGACTCGCGATCGGAGCGGTGCTTGGCCATCACCTCGGCCGTGAAACTCGAGACCGGCAGGCGCAGGATCTCCGCATGATGCGTGTACTTGTGCTCCGTCAGCAGCGCCTCACATTCCGTCTTCGTCTTGCGACGCAGATCGGGAACGGGCTTATCGAGACACTGTCCCTCAATGAAGCGAACGATGTCCTCGTGGTACGGCACCTCCTTCTCGAGGGCCGCGATCTGGTGGAGTCGACGCGTCTCATACAGCGCCTCACGCACCTCGGCAAACTCAACCAGGATATCATTGAGCGTCGCATACTTGGCGATCACACCCTTCGCACTGAAGGCGTGCATGTTCGTGGTCTTGATCTTGGTGGTCAGCGACTTGACCAGTGCGGCCTCCTCGATTCCCTTGATCCGGATCGAGATGTCCTGGTCCGTCGAAGTATCGCTGAAATCCTTGATCCGACCCTCGGCCAGCTCCTTCTCGAGCCACTCGCGGTAGTCGGCCGTCCACGTACCAGGAGGCAGCTCAGACACCGCAAACTCGCCCTCGCCCACCTTGCGATACACACCCACGACACTGTCGGCCGTGTAGGTGCCCTTGAAGCCCTCGTAGTACGGGGTCAGCTCGACAGCCGTGAGACTGGACGTGCCCCGGAGATAGGATGTGATCACCTCCTTGAGGACACGCGGATTGCACGGCGGGATGTTCGTCGAGTAGCCAGTACCAATACCACGCGCGCCATTCACTAGCAGCATAGGCAGAACGGGGGCATACCACTCAGGCTCGACCGGCAGTCCATCATCGTCGCGATACGTGAGAACTGCGAAGTCCTCCTGGGGAAGCAACTTGCGCACCCGAGGCTGGAGGTAGGTGTGGATATAACGAGGAGAGGCCGCATCCTTGCCGCCCTGAATGCGCGTCCCGAACTGTCCCTGCGGAACTAGCCAGGGAATGTTGTTCGCGCCCATGAAGTCCTGGGCCATACCCGTGATGGTCTCGTTGAGCGAGGCCTCGCCGTGGTGGTATCCCGTGTGCTCCGACACGTAGCCGGCAAACTGCGCGACACGAATCTCCTGTGTCAGATTCCGCTTGAAGGCCGCGTAGAGGATCTTGCGCTGCGAGGTCTTGAGTCCATCCATCACACTCGGAATCGACCGCTCCAGATTGTAGTAGCTGAAGTGGATGAGGTCCTTGTTGATGAAGTCGTCGTACTTCACCTTGTTGCCCGGCGGAACCAGGGCTGTGTGATCGTAGGTCTTGAGCCAGTCCTTGCGATCGTCGGCACGCTGCTTGTTGAAGGCCAGATCGATGGCCGGATCCGACTCGGGCGTGTAGTCGAACTTGACGGCATTCACCTTGGAGAAGTAGTCCTTCGCCTCATCGCGCGTCGAGGTTCCGAGTCCCTTGTAGTACTTGACCTTCCACCCGGACTTACCCTCACCCTCGCGCCACTGCTCGTACTCGTACTGCGAGTAGAAGACCTTGGTCTCCACCTCGCCCCTGGCTCCTCCGCGTGTCTTGCTCGCCTTCACGATCGGAGTTGCCATGTACGTGAGAAACCCCGGAATTCCAATCAACTCGTGCCACAGCTCGTGGAAGAGGTTGATGAGCAGACCACGAATGTGGCTGCCGTCCAGATCCTGATCCGTCATGATCATGATCGAACCGTAGCGCAGATCGGCGACGTTCGTGTACTTCTTGCCTGAGGTGAGACCGATGATCTTCTTGAGCTCCGCGATCTCCTTGGTCTGCTCGACCTTGGAATCGCTCGTGTCCTTGACATTCAACACCTTGCCCTTGAGAGGGTACACGCCGAAGGTCTTGCGCTGCTCCTGGCTGAGACCACTGAGAGCCATCGCCTTGGCTGAATCTCCCTCTGTCAGGATCAGCGTGCACTTGGCCGAATCCTTCGTCCCCGCCAGCACGGCATCATCCAGCTTGGGAATCCCCGTGATACGGCTCTGCTTCTTACCGTCGGTCTTGCTATTGTCCTTGGCATCCTTCGCGGACTGCGCCTCCACGATTGTGTTCACCAGATTGAGCTTGGACACGATCTTCTTGAGCGTATCCTCAGAGAGCTTCGGGCTCGATCCAAAGGCCGACTGCTTTGTCGTGAGAGACTCCTTGGTCTGACTCGTGAAACTCGGATTCTCAATCATCGCTGTTGCGAACACCGCCAGATTGTCGCGCACGAGACCGGGCTTCACCTTGATCTTCTTCTTCGTCTCGAGGTACTCGACGAGATGATTCACGACCTGGCTCGTGATGGCGTCGACGTGTGTGCCACCCTTCGAGGTCCAGATTCCGTTGACGAAGGACATGCTGAACTGCTTGTCGGTCGGGCTGTCGGCGATCACAACGTTCCACCGATCGTTGGGCGACTCGGAGACGATGGGTGCCCCGTCGGGAACGAAGGCCTTGGCGTAGTCGACCAGGCTGCGGCACTTCACCAGCTCGCCGTTGTACGAGACCTTGACATCCTTGCCGAGCGTCATCGCCAGATCCCAGACGCGACGCTCAATCAGTCGGCGCATCCCGCTGTTGATGTCGGACAACCCGAACCGCCCAAAGTCCGGCGTCCACTCCAGAGCCACACTCAGCGTCTCCGGCTTCTTCTTCGGCTTCGTGATCTCGGGCTTGCCGATCTTGGTCATGTTGTCATGGAAGGTCTGCTCGTACAGCAGCTTCCGCGTCTTGTCGTGAACGATGACCTTCAGCTCCTTCGCGAAGATGTTGACGAGCTTGACGCCAT